TCCCGCTCCCTCGTGCGCGCCGGGATGACCCCCGAGGCGGCCGTACGCGCCGCCGGCGAGGACGTGCGCAAGCTCTACACGAACATAAACGGGTTTATGGTGAGGACGGGAGACGCGAACCTGGAGGCGTTCGGGCCGATGCTCCGGGCCGCCGGCCTGCAGTCGACGACCTTCGCCGATAGCGTCAAGAAGTACCTCGACGCCTACGCCAAGGAGAACCCGGCGGCAGCCGATGCCTTCCGCGTCGATCCTGTCGAGACTGGCGATGCAGGCGACCCTTACATGGCCGCGAGGCGCCAATTGTCTATCCGGCCCATCACCGGCGGCGCCGGCACGTGGGCCGTCATCGACGCCACGACCGGCCTCCCGGTGCCGAGCGCAGGCATGCGCCAGGTCATCTCTATGCGTGACCTCCTGGAGCACGAGAGGCGGACGCAAAGCGAGGCGCAGACGCGCGAGGCCGCGCGGCTCGCCCAGGCCGCCAGGGATAACCCGCCGCCGCCTCCGCAGCCCCCGTCAGGCGCGCCGCGCGTGCTGCCGCATACGCGGTCTCGGCCGCCTATTCGGATACCGCGCACGACGGGAGGCTGGCCCGAGGACGCCTCCGAACAATGAGGACACATGGCCAACGTCATTCACCAGATGATCGGCGAGGAGGCCGCACGCCAAGGCGTTGACCAGGACCTCGCGCTCGCAACTTCCGCCCAGGAGTCCAACTTCAACCCCTGGGCGCGCAACCCCAAGTCTTCGGCCTATGGCCTCTTTCAGTTCATTGACGCCAACTGGCGCGACTATGGCGTCACGCCCCGGTCGCCGGCGACGCGCGACCCGGCAACCCAAATCCGCCTCGGCGTCGATCGCATCAGGCAGAACCGGGACGGCATGAGCGTCTTTCTCGGCCGCTCCCCGGAGGCATCCGAAGTCTACCTCGCGCACGTCTTCGGACTCCGCGGCGCGCAGATGATCCTCGGCCACGGCGACGACACGCCGATCGGCCTGACCAGGCCGCAGGAGGTCTTCGACGCGAACCCCTGGATTGCGCAAGCGGGCATCCAAACGGTCGGCCAGATGCGTGTCTTCATGCGGGCCAAGATGGACCGGCGCATCGCCGAGGTCCGCGGCCTCATGGACCCTAACGCGACGATCGCCAACGAAGGCCGCCCCGCAATCACGAGCGGCGATATCCTCAACGCGCCGGCCGCCCAGGGCAGGCAATGGCCACTCCATAATCTGATTCCGGATGACCTCCGGCTCGTCCCCCAGACGAGCACGAGGGCGGCGACCGCCTTGGACGCGGCGATCGGCACGCTCGGGCCGGACAACGCCGTTCGCATTGGCGCGCCTCGGGTACGTGGGCGGCGGGCTCGGGCGGCAGCCGAGGAGGGCTTTGACGTTGACTTGTCAACCCTCCCGCCGGCGACGCGCGAGCGCTTCCTCACGGCGGCCATGAGCCAGGGCTTTACGACGTTCGGCTTCTACAGGGACGCGCCCGATACCGTGCACATCAGCATGGGCGAGCCCGTTCCTACTGCTTGGTTCCGTGGCCAGGACGGGCGCAACTTCCTCCGCTGGGGCGCGGATGGCGCCGCGAGCAACTTCCCGGCGGACCATTGGGCGGCGGCCGTCATGACCGGCTTCCGCCGTGGCGCGGGCCGAGCGCCCACACGCGACCCGGCCTTGGCAGGCTCGCTCACTGTGGCCGAGGCGCGCGACACGCCTGCAGGGCTGCCCGCGCTGCCGATCGCCCCGGTCGCTAGTCCGCAGGGCGTTGCCCCGCCGGCTGTTGGCGATACGGTGCCCTTTACGACCTTCACAGAGCCCGAGATGCGCGCACAGGAGGAGGCAGCTCGCGCCGGCCGCCCCGGCTTCCTGGAGACCGCCGGGCTCGCCGCGAGCAACCAATGGTCGCTCCTCTGGGCCGTTTCCAATGGCAACAACAGGTTCACCCGCGATCCGGCCTGGTCGCCTGACGAGAAATGGATCAAGGAGAACCTCGGGCACCTTCCGACGCGCTTCTGGGATGGTATACAGAACTCCCTATCGGAGGCCCATGCCCGCCACCTGGTCGAGCGGGCGAACAAGGCTCATGAGATTGAGCAGAAGCTCGGCTCGCTCGGCTGGGGCGGCGTAGCGGCCAACCTGGCGGCGGCCATCCTCGACCCCACAGCGATCGGCCTGGCCATCGCCAGCGACGGCGCCCTAGCCCCCTGGCTGGCGGCCCGCAAGGTCGGCACCGTGGGCCGCATCCTCGCGATGGGCGCCTCGGCGGGCGCGCAGAACGTCGGCCTTGAGGCTCTCTTGCAGAGCGAGAAGCCCGGCGGCGACGCGCGGGACTTGCTCTATGCCGGCCTCGGCGGGCTCGTCCTGGGGTCGGCCTTCGCGGCGCGGCCTGGTCATCTCCTGCGCGACCAATTCGAGGCACTCTCGGGCGCTGCCCATCGGGCACGCGAGGCGCTCTCTGCCACATTGGACGCGAACGAGGCGCCGGTCATTGCCGGCCGAGGCTCCGCCGGCGCGGCGCGCGGCCCCGTGTTCGAACCCCTCAACCAAAACGCGAGCGAGGCGCTGCAGTGGGCCAAGGACAACCCGGCGGCCCGGCCCGCGATGGGCAAGGCGCGCTTCGATGCGGTCGCCCAAACGCTCATGAGTAAACACCCGCTCGCGGCCAAGACGATGGACGGCCTTGGGGAGGATGCGGTCGGCCGCGTCGGGCACGAGACGAACACGCTCGCCGCGACGGAGTATCAGACCTGGTATCACCGGCTCAACATGAACGAGTTCTATCGGGTCGCCAACAAGGCCTGGCAGGAGTTCGCCGATGAGCGCGGGCTCCATTGGTGGAACTTCCGGGAACGCGCCCGCGCCTATGACTCGTTCCACACGAGCATCACCAGGCGCATCCGCCAGGGCGTTGACGCTGAGAACATCTCGCCCCAAGCCGATCGCGTCGCGAAGTTCCTGCAGGACCGTTATGAGAAGATGCTCGGGGACCTGCAGGAGCCCGGCAAGATCGACGGCGTTGTCCTGCCGCCCGTCAAGGGCTGGGAAAACATCAAGTTCAATCGCCAGTATTCGCCGCGCATCTGGCACGGCGGCAAGATCAGCGCCACGCGGGCCAAGTTCGGCGACGAGAAAATGGCGCAGTTCTTTGCCCAGGCATACCTTGCGCGCAACCCGCACCTGATCGCCGGCGGTGAGCTGCAATTCGTCGAAGGCACGAAGCTGATCAACCTCTTCGGCAAAACCTTTTGGAAGCGCCTGCGCCAGCACCGCGCCGGGGTCTCGGATGACCTCAACCGCGCGCTGTCAGGGGAGGACCTGGAGGCCCTCAAGGCGCAGCTCTATGAGGCCGTCGATGACGAGGTGTCGAAGCTCGACATTGACAAGATCGTCGACGGCCTCCGGGTCGCCGACCACGGCGGCATGGCGCGGGCACAGCAACGGGCGATGCTCGACGAAAACTTCAAGGCGCGGATGACGGACAAGGACGGGAACCTGGTCGAGCTGCGCATCGATGACCTTCTGGAGAACTCCGCCGAGCGCCTCTATCAGATGTACTCCCGGAACATCTCGGGCGCGCTGGCGATGGCCCGCCTTGGCTTCCCCTCGCTCCGCGATTTCGAGCGGCGCCTGGCGCACATCCGGGCATCGGCCGAGGAGGTCAAGGGCTACACCACGGACGACCTGGACCGCGATATCCGCAACCTGGAGTACGTCGCAACCTACGTCACGGGCTCGCCGGTCGGCGCGTTCGGCCGGGCGATCTTCGACGCCAGGTCATCGCGCCTCGGCGAATATGCCCGCGTTGTCCGGGACCTCAACTTCCTGCGCCTGATGGGGCAGCTCGGCTTTGCCCAGGCGGCCGAGACGTTCTCCATCATGGGCCACATGGGCATGCGCACGGTGTTCGGCTCCATGCCGGCCCTGCGATCACTCTGGCGCGATGCCCGCACGGGCAAGCTCAATGACGAGCTGGCGCACGAGCTGGAGACTTGGGTCGGCCTCGGCACCGACCGCATGCGCGGCCAGAGCGCCGTCTACCGTCACGAGGACTTCGGCGACTACCTCGACCCACACCACGGCGAACGCATGGCATGGGTGCGGGATGGCCTGGAAACGGGCAAATGGCATCTCGGCGAGCTGAGTGGCGCGAACATGGTCAACACCGTGTTGCACCGCTGGGCTATGAGGAGCATCGCGCAGAAGTTCTCCGAGCTGGCCGACAATCCCAAGGCATGGACGCCGCAACGCCTGCAGGCATATGGGCTCGACCCGGACAGCCAGGTCGCCAAGGACATCTTCGAAGCGATCAAGGCGAACGCCACACGCGTCCCCAGCGCGTTCGGGAACAAGAAGCTCGTGCAGTTCAACCTTGAGAAGTGGCCCGAGGACGTTGCCGAAAACTTCGCCCTCGTGATGCACCGGGTCGCCCGGCACGTCATCCAGGAGAACGACCCTGGCAACCTGCACGCCTACATGAGCAACCCCGGCGTGCAGCTCATAACGCAGTTCCGTCACTTCATGATTGTGGCGCACTCCAAGCAGCTCTTGCACGGCCTGCACATGCGCGACGCGGCGACCGCAACGACGTTCCTCGGGACGATGGTCTCGGCCGGGCTCGCGTACATGCTGCAGACGTACGCGCAGAGCATCGGCCAGCGCGACCGCGAGAAGTTCCTCACTGAGAAGCTCTCGCTCGCGCGCATCGGGGCGGCGAGCTTCTCGCGCGCCGGCTGGTCGGCAATGCTGCCCTTGGCGGCCGACAACATCGCGGCCGGCACGGGCTTTCCCGTCCCGTTCGGGACGCGCTACTCGGGCTTGCAGCCTACGGGGCTCCTGCAAAACCCGACCTTCGACTTCGTGAACTCGCTCTATCACATCCCGATGGATGCGGCGCGGGCGGGCATGCGCGAGGACTTCGATTGGAGCGAGCAGGACTTCAAACGCTTTTACAACGTCCTGCCCTTCAAGAACGTCATCGGCATCTCGAATGCCTTGAACGCGATCGGCGCGCAGCTCCCCGAGCAGTCTCGGCGCTAGCTTCCCCCTAAGGAGAACAATGTCGCTCTTCTCTGTTGCCTTCACGGGCGACGGGACGACGGGGCCGCTTGCGGTCCCTTTTCCCTACATCGCCAAAAGCCATGTGCACGTCTTCGTCAACGATGTCGAGGTCGGTTTCTCCTTTCAGACATCGGCCACGATTCTCCTCAACGTCGCCGCGCCGATCGCCGCCCCCGGCCTGATCAAGCGCGTTACGCCAAATGCCCAGCCGCTTGTCGATTGGGAGAACGGCGCGAACATCAATGACGAGAACCTCGACATCAATACGAGGCAACTCCTCTACATCTTCCAAGAAGCGATCGACGCGGCAACGGCCGCCGCCGAGGCCGCTGCTCAGCAAATCGCCCAGGGCGTCATCGACTCCGCGGCTGCGCAGGCTGCGGCGATCCTGGGCAACATCTCCGCCAACTACGACCATTTCCACTTCGGGTAAGGAGA